TCGGCGGCCCAGCCTGACTTTCAAGCGGGTCAGCAAGGCGACACCGTGGGAGGAATTGGTAATACCAGCGGCATGGGGCAAGACATCAATTGGAGCGCCCCAACAACGCAAGCTTTGTCGGTGGGAGACGTATTCTCCACCCCGGCGGGTGATTATAGGGCCGTAGACAATGGTTACGGGCAGATTGGGTTAGTGGCGGAAGGCGACGTTGCCGTTAGCAATTCTGGAGACATTATCTACAACACTGCCTCTGGTGACCATCACTTTGGCGTTGACCCCAACACGGGCGAGGCTTGGTATCAAGGAGCGCAAGGCACTGTCCCCGGTCTGTATGAAACAAGCTCGGACACCGAGACTACGGCGGGTTTTGCCGAGGGCGGCATCGTTGATGTTTACAGCGGCGACATGTCCAAGTTGCAAACTACGGGCGACGGTATTGAGTCATTCTTGAACCCCGAGCGGTCGAAGGCGACTCTTCGTCGTAACCTTGCGAAACTCGCACCACGGCCCACGGCCCCTGTGATGCAACAGGGCATAATGCCCATGGCCGTATAATGGACAAGCTTTCAGATTATTTTGCCCTCTTGCGTTTGATAGAAACTGCCCGAAGCGGAAACCATCCAAAAGCGGGAAAGTTTTATCAAACATTAGACACCGGTATTTTTAACCAGCCCTTAAACACGGGTATGTTGCGTGGTTCGGGCGGCGCGAGCGGTGGTCCTTCAAAAGGCGTTCCTTATAAAAGTGGTCCTTCAGAAGGCATTTCTTCAAATAAACGCAATCCCAAAAAACCCGGCTTAAAATACAGGGCAGACGGCGGCCCAATAAGGGCTACTGAAACCACTTCTAGCGGCATAGGCGCGTTGTTTAAGCAAGTTTTAGAGAATGGGTTAGAAGCAGGCACCGCGAATTATTTAGGAATACCAAAGCAAGATACTGATTGGGCGTCTTCTATTGGAGAAAGATACGGTTTGTCTGTCCCGCAAAGAGACGCCGCGCGTCATGTGGCGCTAGGTTGGCTTGCTTCAAAAACGGATAACCCCGATCTAGCTAAGTTTTTTGCTGACGCGAGAGAGTATCGTCCCTTAGCGGGCGGTCCTATTGTTTCTCGCCGCATGGACTTAGAAAACAATGATATTGGTTTTAGTCTTCCGGCTCAAAACAAAACAGAAGCGGAAGGAATGATTCTAGAGTTAGTGGAAAAAGGTCAGGTTAACACGGACGATCCAAGCGGCTATGCTCTTGGGGGTGAAGCGCGATATGATGTCCAACGCGGCGTAGGCGCATACGCCCCGTATACTAGGAGAGCCTAATGGCTAACGGCGACGATAAATCACAATTTTCTTCTTTGATGGACAGCACGGCCATGGGGCCTGAGATTACCGAAGAAGAGATGGAGCTAGACATTGAGATAGCCGCACCGGGCACTTTTGTCGGTTCTGTTAATGAAGTTTTGCCGGAAGGCATTGAGATTGAGGAAGATGACGATGGCGGAGTTATTGTTGATTTTGATCCGATGGCCATGCTTGGTGATTCTGACGGCGATTTCTATGGCAACTTGGCAGAGGAGTTGGACGATAGAGAGCTTGGTCAATTATCTTCAGAGTTATTAGGCGATTTTGATTCTAACAAAGCGTCTCGTTCTGATTGGGAAGACGCCTATTCCAAGGGTTTAAACCTTCTTGGATACACTTACGAAGAACGAACAATGCCGTTTCGGGGCGCGACAGGTGTGACACACCCCTTGTTAGCGGAAGCGGCGACACAATTTCAAGCGCAGGCTTTTAATGAGCTTTTGCCGCCCTCTGGTCCGGTCCGGACGCATGTGGTTGGTGAAAAGACCAAGAAGAACGAAGGGCAAGCGCACCGTGTAAAAGATTTTATGAATTACTACATCACCAGTGTGATGGAAGAGTACACGCCTGATTTCGATCAGATGTTGTTCTATTTGCCTTTGGCGGGGTCAACGTTCAAAAAAGTTTATTACGACGAAGCGGTTGATCGGGCGGTAAGCAAGTTTGTTCCGGCAGAAGATATTGTGGTGCCGTATGGCGCTAGCGATCTAGAGTCCTGCGAAAACATTACGCAAGTAGTAAAGATGTCTTTGAATGATCTGCGTATTCGTCAGGTCATGGGGTTCTATAGAGACATCCCCGTTATTCCATCTGATTCTAGCGACAACGAAGTTACCAACGAGATGGATAAGTTAGACGGGACAACCCCCGGAAACCTTGACTACACCTGCACTTTGTTGGAATGCCACGTTAATTTAGACCTACTTGGCTATGAAGATCTGGGAGAAGACGGTGAACCCACAGGGATTAAGATTCCTTACATTGTTACGATTAGTGAGGATAATGGACAAATACTTTCCATTAGACGAAATTATAAAGAAGACGACGAAAAAAGACGAAAAATCCAATATTTCGTCCATTACAAGTTTCTTCCGGGATTCGGATTTTATGGCCTCGGGCTTATCCACACTATTGGCGGCCTGTCCCGAACAGCCACGGCGGCTCTTCGCCAGCTTATTGATGCTGGTACTTTGTCTAATCTCCCTGCTGGCTTCAAAGCTCGCGGACTTAGGGTACGTGATGACGAAGAACCCCTTCAGCCCGGAGAGTTCCGCGACGTAGATGCGCCCGGTGGAGCTATCCGTGACTCGTTGATGCCGTTGCCTTTCAAAGGCCCTGATGGAACGTTGTTCCAGCTTTTGGGCTTTGTGGTTGATGCGGGCCGTCGTTTTGCCACCATTACTGATATGAAGGTGGGTGACGGCAACCAGCAGGCCGCAGTGGGTACGACGGTAGCGTTATTGGAGCAAGGCTCGCGGGTCATGAGTGCTGTGCATAAGCGCCTGCACTACAGCATGAAACAAGAGTTTAAACTTCTGGCGCGGGTCATGTCGGAATATTTGCCGCAAGAGTATCCTTATGCGGTAGAGGGTGGCGACCGCACCGTGATGCGTGAGGACTTTGACGACCGCGTGGATGTTGTTCCGGTGTCCAATCCCAACTCTTTCTCGCAGGCCCAGCGTATTTCTCTGGCGCAGTCTCAGTTACAGATGGCTACGCAAGCGCCACAGATACACGATATGCACGAAGCGTACCGACGTATGTACGAGGCGCTTGGTGTTAGTGACATAGATAAAATCTTGATTGCACCTTCTTCGGAAGATCCAATACCGAAAGATCCGGCGCAAGAGAACATTGACACGATTGACAGTGTTCAATTGAAGGCGTTTGAGGGGCAGGATCATGACGCGCATATCTTGGCGCATTTGACCTTTGGCACGTCGCCCATGTTGCAAGCCTTGCCGCAGTCGGCTATTTCGCTTCAGAAGCACATTATCGAGCATGTGAAGATCAAGTGTCAGGAGATGGCGACGGCACAATTATTGCAACAGACGGGCGGCCAAGCATTGACGCCGGATCTAGAGCTTCAGTTGGAGTCCATGGTGGCTCAGATGAACGCGCAGGAGTTTGGTAATCTGAAACAGCTTACGGCGCAGATAACGGGCCAAGGCCAAGGGCCTGATCCTCTGGTACAATTGAAGCAACAAGAGCTTCAGTTGGATGCTCAAAAGCAACAAGCGGATATGCAAATGGATCAAGCTGATTTGCAGATGGATCAACAACGTATGGCTAACAAGCAGACGGAGTTCCAGCAACGCTTGGCTAGCCAAGAACGTCAAACACAAGCTAGAATTGATGCGGCTCGCGAAAGAGAGCTACTAAAGATGAGGAATAATTAAATGAGAGTCAAAGTAAACGGCGCTCCGCCGGTCAAAGCCCCTACTCCTGTTGCTAAGGCTGAAATTAAAGGCCAAGGCTCTATCCCTTATGCTGTTGCTAAGGAAGAAAAAACGCCGGATACGGTCATGGGTAAAATCACAACGGGCAAGAAACGTGGCATGGGTGCCGCGCTTCGCGGCTCACGGTTCACTAGCTGTTGAGGTGATTTATGAGTAAACAAGCGCCAATAACACCGACGACTCAAGATGTTGACGCTTTGTACCAAGAGCTTCTTGGTCGATCTGGAGACGGTAGATATCTTAAAAACTGGGCGCAATCGGGGCTGTCAATAGAGGAGATTCGGTCGGGTATTGCAGGTTCTCCAGAAGGGCAAGCATACGCAAACCGTCCGCCGCCTCCCGCCGAACAACCGATTGCTTCTGTAAATCAAGCTATTCAACAAGCAACGACTACTGCCGGAGGATCTCAAAGTGTTTCTCG